AGCAAGTAGATGGTGTGTGGCAAGAGAAGTGGGTAACTCAGGAGATGTTTACTGAGTACACAGGCGAAGACGAAGACGGTAATGCTGTTACTCATACTGTACAGAACCAAAAGGACGCCAAGACTGCCGCTGACAATGCCGCCCTCGAGGCGAAGGTGCGGTCGGAGCGAGACACGTTATTGGCAGGCACGGACTGGATTGCAATCAAGGCATTTGAGACTGGTATGCCTGTGCCGGCTGACATGAGCACTTACCGCCAAGCGCTGCGGGACGTTCCATCCCAGGCCGGCTTCCCCGGCGACATAACTTGGCCTACAAAACCGGAGTAAAGATATGAGCAGGAGTAGGGCAAGACGTTTTGCTGATTTGATCGGCACCGGCGGTGTTCTAGCTGATGAGCAGATCACGATCGCGGAGGTTTCTGGTCCCGGCGATTTAAGTGTATCGGGAGAGATCCTGGCTGACGTCTACAACGAGACGCACGTTTCAGTAACCAGCGCGAGCAATGCCGCGACCGTAGATTGCTCTGCGGGAAATGTGTTCAGCCATACGCTGACTGAAAACACGACATTTGGTTTTAGTAACGTGCCAGCTTCCGGCACTGCGTTCGGGTTTTCACTCAAGCTCACGCAAGACTCGGGGGCCTCTGGATTCACTGTGACCTGGCCTGCGGCTATCGATTGGCCTGAAGCGACAGCGCCCACTCTGACAGCCACAGCGTCTGGTGTAGATCAGTTTGTGTTTTACACCCATGACGGTGGCACAACCTGGTACGGGTTCACTGCGGGGCAAGCGCTCGGATGAGCGTAAGTAGATTTTTACAACAGGCGGCGGCTGGTAACGCTGGTGGCGCTACTTACGTTGACGATGTGTTTTCAACGTATTTGTACGAGGGTAATGGAACCAACGATAGTGCTACCAACCAAATTCAAAATGGACTTGACCTTAGTGGTGAAGGCGGCTTTGTTTGGATAAAAAAGAGAAGCGGAGGCTCTACAGGAAAGTCCCATAGTTTATTTGATACTGAAAGAGGAATATATTCCCGACTCAAATCTGATACAAGCGACGCCGAAAATATTAACAGCACGGGTGTTTCTACTATTGTATTTAACTCTGATGGATTTACAGTTCAAAAAGATAGCGAATTATTTAATCAAAATGGCAGACCTTATGTTTCTTGGGCATTCCGCGAGCAACCGGGATTTTTTGATATTGTAACGTATACGGGTAACGGTACTGCTGGGCGAACTGTAAGCCATAACTTGGGCTCCGTTCCGGGAATGATTGCTGTCAAAAGAAGAGACGCATCTAGCAGTGCTTGGCAAGTATATCACCGTGCCAATACTGCAAATCCAGAAACAGATTATCTTGCTTTAAATGGAACTGCGGCAACAACCGATTCTACAGGCAGGTGGAACGACACTGCCCCCACAAGCACTGAATTTACACTTGGAACCAGTACCAATGTAAATGCTAACGGTGGAACCTACGTTGCCTACCTATTCGCCCACGATGACCAACGGTTTGGCACAGGCTCCGACGAGTCAATTATTAAGTGTGGGTCGTTTACTGGTGGATCTGTAAAAGATATTGATCTTGGGTTTGAGCCTCAATTTTTGCTTTACAAAAAAGCTATAGGCGGCACTGGCGATTGGGTTTTGTACGATGCTATGCGGGGCGTGACTGCAGACGGTAATAATAATTATTTAGCTGCCAATGCAAATGACTTCGAAGGATCTGCAACATCACAGCCTTCTTTTACAGCCACAGGGTTTAGATGGAACTCAACAGGTGGTAGCGGTGATACATTTATCTACATGGCCATCCGCAGACCCCACAAGCCAGCATCAGAGTTTGCGGCTACTGAACTATTTAAAACAGTGGCAGGAAGAAGTGATAGCACTAGTCCAACCTATGAAACTGGTTTTGTTACTGATATGGGCATTCAAAGACGCCCCGCAACTACTGAAAGCAATTTAATTTTTAGTAGATTAACGGGAAACAAATATAACGATACAGACAATAATTCAGATGCAGAAGCTACAGGCTCTTCTATTGCTTGGGACTATATGAACGGCGCTCTAGATTATTTTTCTTCTGCCGCATACAGATTTTGGGGATGGAAAAGAGCACCGGGGTTTTTTGATGTTGTCGCATACACTGGAACTGGTTCTGCTCGCACTATAGCTCATAATTTAGGGGCTGTTCCCGAAATGATATGGGTAATTCCTAGAAGTTTTGCCGAAAGAAAACCAGTTTACAACAAAGAAAGCGGCAATCAGGTATGGAACGATCTTACGCACACCTATACTGGCAACGCAGATTCGTCTGGAGCTTATTGGAATAGCACAACTCCAACTGCTTCTGTGTTTAGTCTTGGAACCACTTACAGAGTAAACGGAAATAACTCTAAGTATGTTGCCTACTTATTTGCATCTGTAGATGGCATTTCAAAGATTGGCTCTTACACAGGAACTGGATCTTCTGACATAGATATTGATTGCGGGTTTTCTAACGGCTCTCGTTTTGTCTTAATTAAGTGTATAGGTGGCAATGCCGCAGGAAATCATTACTACTTGTTTGATTCAGAAAGAGGGATTGCTAGTGGTAATGATCCTTATATAACTTTAGACACTACATCTACTAGCGCCTACGGAGCGCAAGACGCAATTGATCCGTTATCAAGCGGATTCAAAGTTAGGTCAACCGCCGTTGACGGAATAAACGCTAGTGGTGGTACATATTTGTTTTACGCAATCGCATAGGAGAATCAACTATGTCGGAATATCGCATCAGATCAACGGGGGAGGTCAAAACTCAAGGCCAAATCCGCAGTATGCACCCGAATGTTTCACTACCAAAAGTATGGAACGCAAACGTCAACGATACACTTGGGATTGATCCTGTGTTGGCATCACCTAAGCGTGACCCGTCTGGAGATTACAAGGTTGTTGTACGCAACGGTGTAGAGCAAGACGCCAACGGCAACTGGGTATGGGCTTGGACAGAGAACGATATGTTCCAGGAGTACACAGATGACGAAGGAACTGTTGTAACCGTACAGGATCAGATAGATGCCAAGATTGCGGCTGATAATGCTGCGCTTGCCTCTGCGGCTCGTTCTCAACGCGACGAGCTGCTTAAAGCTACTGACCATTTCGCTTTATCAGATGTGGCTATGAGCGATGAGATGACTACTTATCGCCAGTCATTGAGAGACGTACCCCAGCAGGCAGATTTCCCTAACACCATTAACTGGCCCACCAAGCCCGAGTAAACGATATGGCTACATATACGATGGAAACCATGACGGATCAGGATCTCGAGGAGCTCAAGAAGAAAGGCAAGATCCCTCCTAAGCCCGGCCCCATCACGGGTGGCCCACGCCCTATGGCTCCGCAAACTGGTGGGCCTCGTCCGTTTGGCCCACAAAAAGGTGGCGCTCAAAGCGCTGGACCTAGACCTACAGGTGCTCAAACCGACGGCGTTATACCGACGCCGAATAAGGGCAAGAAAGCGACTGGTGGCGTTACGCCAATGCCAAACACGGACCCAGTGCCCCAAGACCCCAGGATCATTTCTGATCCGGGCCCCGGCCTGCTTGGTCGAGACTTTAGTGGCGACATTAACAGCCTGTACCAGCAGTTCCTGGGGAGAGACGCGGCTCAAGCCGGCATGGATTACTGGAATCAAACGCTGGCTGGCGGGGCGACCTTGGATGATTTGCGATACAACATCGCGCAGTCAGATGAAGCCCGGAACGTAGCCGATCAGCGCGTACAAGACGCCTTCCAGGGATTGCTAGGCCGACAGGCGAAGCAGGCCGGCTTGGAATACTGGCGTAATGATCTTCTTCAAGGCAAAACCGTTGACGATCTAAATTTCAACATCCGCCAGTCTCCAGAGTTTGCAGGCCGGGTGACGTCACAGGTCGCTCAAGCCTATACGCAGTTCTTGGGTAGACCGCCTACCGCAGAAGAAAGCCAGGCGTTTTTGCAGGCAGCTCAGCAGGGGCGTGCTTTAGAGGATATCTTGTTAGACATCCAAGGAATGGCACCGGCGCCCGAGCCGACCCCAGAGCCTCCTACGCCGGCACCCACACCTGATGCACCTGTTGATCGCGGTCAGTCCTCGACACAGCAGGCGGCTGACGAGGCGCAGGGCTATAATCCTACGCTGGCCCCGCAATCAGGGACGGCTGAAGCCCAGCAGGCAGATGTGTCGACCAGAGAGGTCACTCCAGAGCAGACCGTTCAGTTTCAGTTAAACCAGATTCTGAATAGTGACTCGCCCATCTTGGAGAGCGCGAGAACCCGGGGCCGTCAGTACGCGAACAGCAGAGGGCTTTTAAACTCATCGATTGCGGCCCAGGCTAGTGAGCAAGCGGCGATTGACTCAGCGCTTCAGATCGCACAGCAAGATGCCGCCACATTTGCCGGCGCTGATGCACAGAGTGTAGAAGCAGCAAACCGGGCGTCATTGCAGGATGCTTCTCTCGGCACGAACGTCAGTATGTTTAATGTTGGTGAGGAGAATGTCACTAACCGCTTCAATGCTGACTCAATCAACCAGGCTGGTCAGTTCAACGCTGATGCGGCGAACACTGCCATCCAGGGCTTTTTAAACCGAGAGTCTCAGAGAGCGCTGCAAGATGACCAGCAACTGTTCACGGCAGAGCAGAATCAAGCTGACCGTGATCTCCGGCAATACTTGCAAGAGCGGCAGTTTGATTTCACCAGCCAAGAAAACGCTCTTGATCGCGGCTTACAGACAGCGCTGCAAGAAAACCAGTTTGCGTTCACTGGCGAGCAAAACCAGATGGATCGCACACTGGCACAGCAGGAGTCTGCCCTGGATCGGGCTTTGCAGACTGCTTTGCAAGAAAGTCAGTTCGAGTTCACTGGCGATCAAAACGCCCTGGACAGATTGCCTCGTCAGCAATTGCAGTATGAGCAATTAACCTGGACGGGCACTCAGAACGATCTCGACCGCGCTTTGCAGTCATCGCTGACTAACGCTCAGATATCGTCTAATGAAGCTATTGCTAGCGCGAAGATTGCCGCACAAGCGGCGCTACAGGAAACGCAGTTAGCTTTCTCTGCCAATCAGGCTCAGCTAGATCGCGACTTCCAGGCCGCTTACCAGAACAACAACTTTGCCTTCCAGGCCACGCAGTTAGCTGAGCAACACGCTTTCCAGTCTATGGAGGCG